TTTGAAGTAGCCTCAAATCTCATAAGAACTTTAGCTGAAACCAATAAAGACCTTATGGTGCTAGCTAAAAATAATAAAGATTTGAAAGTCAATGAAAAGAAAAGCGACGAAGGTAAAACAGTCAATAATAATCTTTTTGTAGGATCTACCAAAGAACTTTTAGACCATTATAAAAAAGCGAAAGCAGAGCCGAGCGAAACCGATGGCGAGTGAAACATACCTATCTAATCCACTACTGAAAAGTGTTGGAGTAGATATTGAATTTACTGAGGAAATGAAACAAGAGTATATTCGTTGCGCGGAAGATTCTCTTTATTTTACAAGAAACTATGTAAAGATCGTTCACGTTGACCGTGGCATTATTCCATTTGAGCCATACGATTATCAGGAGCGAATGGTCGAGGAATTTACAAACAATCGTTTCGTTCTTACAAAGATGCCTAGACAGTCTGGTAAATCGACTGCGGTTATTTCATATATTCTTCACTATATTCTTTACAATCAAAACAAAGCAGTTGCACTCCTAGCGAACAAGGCGGAGCTTGCGCGTGAACTTCTTGGTAGGTTGAAAAAGGCTTACGAACTTCTTCCAAAATGGTTACAGCAAGGCGTTATCAAGTGGAATGAAGGTTCCATTGAGCTAGAAAATGGTTCGAAGATTATCGCGACTTCTACTACTGGTTCAGCCGCGCGTGGGCAGTCATTCTCTCTAGTATTTTTGGATGAGTTTGCGTTCGTTCCACCACACATTGCGGAAGACTTCTTCAAGTCTATTTACCCTACTATTTCATCTGGGCAAGAAACTAAGATGATTATTGTTTCTACTCCTAATGGTATGAATCACTTCTATAGAATGTGGAAAGAAGCAGAAGAAGGTAGAAGTAGATTTAGAATACTTTCTGTGGACTGGTGGGAAACTCCTGGTCGTGATGAAAAGTGGAAAGAAGAACAAATTGCAAATACTTCCGAAGAACAGTTCGGGCAAGAGTTCGGATGTGAGTTCCTTGGTTCTACAAATACTCTTATTAGTGCAAACAAACTTCGCAATATGACATTTGTTACTCCTATACTAGAGCGCGACGGTTTCTCTATGTATAATGAAGTTGAGTCTAGACAAGAGTATATAATTTCGGTTGATACTTCTAGAGGTGTTGGTATTGACGCTTCCGCTTTTGTGGTAATCAGTGTAGGAGATTATCCTTACAAGATAGTAGCTACGTACAAGAGCAATACAATATCTCCATTGCTGTATCCGGATATCATCTATACGACTGCTAAAAAATATAATGATGCCTTTATATTAGTAGAGATAAATGACAACGGAGAACAGATAGCTAATGCTCTTCACAATGATTTGGAATATGAAAATATCTTTATGACCACAATGAAGGGGCGTGCAGGGCAGCAAATCGGTGGTGGATTTGGATCTGGTTCTAACTTGGGTGTTCGTACTACCAAACAAGTAAAACGTGTAGGGTGTTCAACTCTAAAAGATTTGATTGAAAATGATAAGCTTCTTACCGAAGATTTCAATATTATCGAAGAGCTTTCAAACTTCGTGCAAGTGAAAGATTCTTACGAGGCGGACGAAGGGCACCATGACGATTTGGTTATGTGTCTTGTATTGTTTGGCTGGTTGATCCGTCAGGCATATTTCAAAGATTTGACGAATAGTGACATTAGAGCGAGATTCTTAGCAGACAAAAAGCAAATGATGGAAGAGGATCTATTGCCATTCCCTATGTTTACTGACGGCAGAGAGGATATTCCGGTCAACGAAGAAACGGGAGACCCATACGAGATTTTTGACGTATCAGCTTCAAATTGGTGACCATGGATCGAATATTTTACAAACCCTACCTTTACGTTTCATCGTCTCAGAAATCTTCTTTCGAGTTTCTTCGGTGTGTTTTTTACCAGTATGCGACTCAGACATACGCCGTTTTGTCTCAGGTAAATGCTTTTTTCCTGTCCTTGCTCTTTTGATTTTGTCTTTAGTCTCTTGTTCCATATATATATTTAGCTTATAATTAACTAACTTAATTGAAAACTTCTTTTTTTCTAAATATAAGAAGAATAAGAGGCAATCTCTATAGTTAAGGAGTCAATAAAATGGCAAATCAAGTATCACCGGGTGTATTTGCACGCGAAATTGATCTAACAACCATCGTTCCGTCGATTCAGACTACGCGGGCTGGTTTGGCAGGTCACTTCAAATGGGGCCCACTCGACCAACGCGTTCTAATCACAGATGAAAACTTCAATAAACCAAATTCGAATACTGCGGACGACTTTTTCACCGCAGCTAACTTCCTTACATATTCAAATCAACTTGATGTAGTACGTGTAGTTGCAACGGGTAATGGAAGCTCTACCACTAGCGCACGTAATGCAACGGCTAATGCCGCTAATACTGTAAATACCGTTATTAAGAACGAAGATCAGTATGAAGAAACATTCTCTACCGGCATTTCTGGTGTTGGTGATTGGGTAGCTAAGTATCCTGGCGAGCTTGGAAATTCTCTTCAAGTATCTGTTTGCCCTTCTGCACAAGCATGGTCAAATACAATTGCAGGTAATGTAGCAATTACAACAAATACTAAGACTGTTACTGGTACTGGCACATTGTTTGATAGCCAAATTACTGTTGGTGATCTTTTGGAGCTTGGACCGGACAAAGAGCGCGTTCGTGTAGCTTCTGTTACTTCTAACACACTTTTGACTTTGACGAATAACTATACTGGCAATACTCTAACTCAATTTGCAACTCCTACTCGTTATTGGGAACATTTCAACTCGTTTGATGTTGCTCCAGGTACTTCGGAATATGTAAATACACAGGGTGGATCGAATGATGAACTTCATATCGCAATTGTTGACGAGGATGGGCTTTGGACTGGCACAAAACGCCAGGTACTAGAGCGTTTCCAGTCAGTTTCCTTTGCAAACGATGCACGTCTACCCGAAGGCAACAATAACTATTACAAGCATGTTATTAACCGTCAGTCTCGCTATGTTTGGTGGGCCGCACATAATGGTAACAATAGCAATGCAGGTACAATTGCGTTGAATAAGACTTTTGTTGGTGGTACTGTTCCACAAACTATATCTTTGACAAATGGGCGCGATGGCGGAACCCCAACTAATGCAGACTATATCAACGGTTACGATAAGTTCCGTAGTTCTGAGGACGTTGACATTTCCTTCATTCTTGGAGCGGCTGCTAATCAGACTCGCGCACTACACTTGATTAATAATATTGCAGAATATCGTAAGGATTGTTTGGCAGTTCTTTCTCCTGAGCGTGCTGACGTTGTAGATAACGCTGGTTATTCTGGCTCAGAAGTAGATGACATAATTGCATTCCGTGATGTTCTACCTTCTACCAGTTATGCAGTTTTGGATAGCGGTTGGAAGTATCAGTATGATAAGTTCAATGATGTTTATAGATATGTTCCATTGAATGGCGACGTTGCAGGCACAATGGTTCGTACCGACGCGCAAAGAGACCCATGGTTCTCACCTGGTGGTTTTGATCGTGGGCAAATCAAGAATGTTATTCGTCTTGCTTTCAGCCCAAATAAAGCGGAACGTGATCTTCTTTATAAGAAAGGTATCAATCCAGTAGTAAGTTTCTCTGGGCGTGGTACTGTATTGTATGGTGATAAAACACTTCTAGCATCACCAAGTGCATTTGATCGTATCAATGTTCGCCGTCTATTCATCGTGCTTCGCAAGTCTATCTCACGCGCGGCTGACTCGACACTGTTTGAGTTGAATGATGAATTTACAAGAGCTAACTTTGTAAATATCGTAGAGCCTTTCCTACGTGACGTACAAGGGCGTCGTGGTGTTACTGATTTCAGAGTTGTTTGTGATGGTACAAATAACACTCCTGAGGTTATTGACCGTAACGAATTTATTGGTAGCGTCTTTGTCAAGCCAACTAGAAGCATCAATTTTATAACTTTGAATTTCGTAGCAGTTAGAACTGGTGTCGAATTTAGCGAAGTTGTTGGACAAGTCGGTTAATAAATAAGAGTAGTTAAGGAGACAAAAATGCCACTCAATATTACAGAATTCAAGGGAGCATTGACAGGAGACGGCGCACGTCCCAATATGTTCCAAGTCACCATTCAGAACCCGGTATCCCCGATTGCCCAATTCAAGACCCCGTTTCTTGTAAAGGCAGCAGAGATTCCAGCGGCCACGCTTGGTGAAATTCAGCAGTTCTATCAAGGGCGTGCTGTAAAATACGCAGGTGATCGTACCTATGCAGATTGGACAGTAACAATCGTCAATGACGAAGACTTTATTGTTCGTGATGCAATGGAACGTTGGAACAATGCTATCAACGGTGCTAGAACTAACTCTAGAAGCCCAGGCTTTGCTCTTGCAGCACAGTACAAGACTAGTGCTACTGTTACGCAGCTTTCTAAGACTGGATTGCCACTAAGAACCTACGCGTTCGAAGGTATCTATCCTAAAGAAATCAGTAACATTGCTCTTGATTGGAGTGTCAACGATACAATCGAAGAGTTCAGCGTTACCTTCTCATATGATTTTTGGGAAGTTGGGCAGGGCGTTCTTGGTCAGGTTACATCACCTCTATTCAACTAATAAGTTGGAAATATCAATTCAAGAAAGGCGGCTATATGTCGCCTTTTTTTTGTATAAATACTGATACACGTTACAGCATAGGAAATAATAATGAATCTTTTCGGATATTCCATAAAAAAGACTAAGGAAGAAGAAAAAGAACAAGAAAATCTAAAGTCCTTTGCTCCGCCCAAAAATGATGACGGTGCAATGGAAACTGCCACAGGCGGTGTATATGGTACTTATCTTGATCTTGAAGGCTCTATCAAAAACGAAGGTGCGCTTGTTACTAAGTATCGCGAAATGGCACTACAGCCAGAAGCAGATATGGCAATCGATCAAATCGTCAATGAAGCTATCGTAATTGACGAGGATCTTCCAGTTGACTTGAATCTTGACAATCTAGAGCAACCCGACGTTGTTAAAGAGCGTATCCGTGAAGAATTTTACGAAGTACTAAAACTTTTAGATTTCAAAAACAAAGCATATGAAATTTTCAGAGATTGGTATATTGACGGGCGTATATATTTTCATATGATGATCAATACGAAAAAGCCTCGCTTAGGTATTCGTGAAATCAGAAAAATTGATCCGAGAAAAATCAAAAAAATTCGTCAAAAAGTTATTGAGACCGATCCTCGCACGCGCGTAAAAATTGAAAAGGGCTTTAACGAGTTCTATCTTTACAATCCAAAGGGTGTGTCAGATAAGGGTAAAGTGGGCGGCGGCAGTGCTGTTGGATCCAGTCAGACTATGGAGCATGTAAAAATTGCGCCAGATACTATCTGTTATGTCACTAGCGGGATTATGGATACACGTAATGACATGGTTCTTAGTTACCTTCAAAAAGGT